TGGATCTGCTCGTCCCTGGAGATATCGGCAGATACAGTGCGAAGAGCAGCATCCCCATTAAACCTAAAGAAAGGGAGTAAAACGAAGAAGATGGCCCGTTCTGCGACCAGAGCTTTGGTAATTGTATGATCAGGGTGTGCAATCCAGGCATCTCTTAACTTAATAGCTTCTGCTTCTGACTGTGAATCAGCCCCATGGGCGTCAACAATGTAGCCAAGTGCGAGATCATGCTTGATCTCATCTTTAACGTTCGATTCAAGAAGTATGCGAGCATTGTCGGGGACTTCTTTTTCCAGCCCTTGAGTAATAAATTCTCCAACTGGTAGCTCCATATGACGTATTGCGAGCGCACGTTTGATGGTTTCTTCACTGCCTTCTTTAAATTCTCCTTTAGTAGGTTGGACTGGTGTCCATGTTCTTTTTCTTTCTAATAATTTTGTGTAAGGATGTTTTCTCATTATTCTTGACAATCACAGGTTATTGGTATGTTATCTGTTTTTTCAGATAAAATATCCTGCAAGTAATCTTCGACTTCGGCTTTATCTAATGCTGCATACGCATCGCTCTTGTCCTGTACGTCGCCCATTACCTGAAGGCTGTAATACAAGGAGGTCTGGGGTGAAAGTAACCACTCTTCAACAAAATTCCTATCATATGTCACAACATCTGACCATGAATTAAAGGAATATCCGTGAAGAAGTCCTGTATTGTCGAGCATTATCATTAGTTGGTCTGCTACACGCTTATATGCGTCCCATCCTACTTCCGAGGCGATCTCAACTTCGCCATAATCATAAGTTTGTACACCAAAAGTACCACTATCACGATCAACAGAACGTGCTATTGGAGGTGCTATTTCAGGGGTAGAGGTGTACCCATCGCAATCCTTGCTACGATAAGAGCAGCTTGCGGTAGGAGCTATAGCAAAAGCTCTTACCATATTACTTTGTTTAGCAATATATGCTGCACCATCTATAGCTTCTTTAAAATTCCAAGCTATATTATTCGCTTCTATATCTGTTGTAGCTCTTTTCTCATTAACTTCCTCTAAAGCTGCACCAAATCTTTCATATGTTAATCCTTGTCTTCTGAGGAAGTTGGCCAGTCCAAGCATTCCGAGCCCGACTTGCCTATCGACGTCCGAGGGTAAGTACTCTCCAGTCCCTCCAACACCTGTTCGGCCATGGAGATCGCACAACTCGGACATACCTTGAGCGAAAGCCTTTTGTA